GTCCTCCTTGATGGTGTAGTCCTCCAGGGTTACGGGCATGTTGGTGTCATACAACTGCCGCCCATCGGGGGATACACGCGTCAGCACCAACCGGGTGACCTGTTTTTCTGTTTTCATCCTTTTGAGGAGATCCAGATAGTAGTCCGGGGCGTGGACTCCGCCAAGCATAGGGAACTCCAGCGGCACCGTGATCTCAGTGAGACCGGGAGCGCGCAGGATGTTGATCTCACCCTCATTGAGCAGGGTGAGGGTCTTGTTGTCGCCTTTGATCTTGAGCGTCATCTTGGCCGGGGTGGGCATCTCAATGCCGCCCAGGCGGAATGTATAACTCATGCGGGCACCCCCTCGGCTGCGGTAAGCAGAGACGCGGCAAAGCCCTCCGTGAGCCCGGAGATCACGCCGTCCAGATCAGCGCTGCCGCTGATTTTGTTAGTCATGCCAGTCATGTCAATCTTGACCTCTGCGGTGGTGAAGCGGTTGACCGCATCACGCTCTGCGATGTCCCGCAGATACTCAAGCTGCTCATTGCTCACGTCCAGACCTCCGGCCATTGCGTCGGTGTTTTCGTTGATAGCACCGACGTTGCCCATCAGCTCATCATAGTTGAAGCCGTCGCCGCCACCGAACATGCCGCCGATTTTATCCTCAATTCCTTTGCCGAAAGTATTACCGGCTTGCCATGCGCCGCTACCGTCGAAACCATACTCAAAACGCCCCTCCATGAGCTGCGCGTCACGATCAAACGACACGGCATCCTCCGTCTTCCCCCACGACGTAACTTTTGCTTGCAACGAAGTGAGCCCATTTGTCCAGTTGGTGCCGAAAATGGCGTCAATGATGGTGGTGACCACTTTGCCCAATGACAAAAACCAGGAGATAACTTGCCCGATAAGGTTGGCAACCGCGCCACCAAAGCTATCAAAGCCGCCGTTGCACGCGTTCAGTATCCACTCAATGATGCCAAGAAAAGGCTCGACAAAAATGGTCCATATTAACTGAATGATGGCGTTGAGTGTGCCGATAACGAGATTGCCAATTAGTGCGGCAAGCACAAAAATTGCGCCGAAGATGAGACCCGTGGCCGATATAGTAGAGCCTGTAATTTTGTTGATTATTGCAACAATCGCAAACAGCGCCGCGATGAGAGCAATAACCAACGCAATAATCCAAACGATGGGACACGCATACAGTGCCGCGTTCATTCCCCACTGCGCCGCAGTTTGGGCCACAGTCGAATGTGTCAACATAGCAACAATGGGCACCGCCAAGAATTTTGCGGTGTTGGATGCAACAATCGCTGCCGCGTGGGCTTTTTCTGCGATCTCCGCACCGTGTACTGCGAGTGTGTATGCACCGATTGCAGTGGCGGCCACAATAATGAGCGGGATGGCCAAATCAAGGTTGTTTGCAATAAGGTTTATAAACCGCAACACCGGATTTAGACATTTCAAGATAATGTTCTTGGTCAGTGTCCACACCTGGCTCCACGTCAAAGGGATTTTGCTGAAAGCATCGTTGACATCGCCCGCAGTAGAGAACACAGCCGCCTTAATGACATCTGCGGTCAACAGTCCCTGCGAGGCCCAATCTTTCATAGAGCCCTCCGCACCAGCCACATTTCGCATGTAGTCCTCGATGGACGCGGCAAGCAGGGGCGCGTTTTCAATGATGGATCTATACTCGTCACCCTGGAGCCGCCCAGAGGCCATTGCTTGTGTGAGTTGGTACATGGCGGCGGCCTGTTCACTGGCAGATGCACCGCCGATGACAAAGTTTTTGTTCAGCAGCTCCGTGAAGCCGATGACTTGCTCAAAGTCCAGGTTTCCGGATGCATCAGAAAACGCGTCCGCCGCAGTAATGCCCAGCTTGGCCACTGCGCCCACTGTGTCTTGGTACGCGGAGCGGGACCGCATAGCGGAGGCAAAAATCATGTTTTCCACCTCGCTCACGCTGCCACCGTCGTCCACGAGCAAGCTGAGCCGCGCAGTATTACCAGCCTGTTGGTCGGACAGCTCAAGGAGTTTTTTAGCTCCAGCAGCGATACCCAATTTGGTGGCGAGGCCGCTTACTTTGCTCATCAAGTCCTCTGTTTTGTTTGTACTATCCTCGATGTTTTTCCGGGTGCGTTCCGTCTCATCGGCAACATTGCTGAACTCGCTGGCAAGTTGTTCGGCAAGGTTAATCTGACGCACCAGCGCGGAATTGGCGGCCTCAAAATTCCGGGTATTCACGCCGTTGGAGCTGGCCTGTTGCACAGCAACAAAACTGCCGGTCAAGGTCTGCAAACTTTTGGTGATCCGATTGATGACAGCACTCATGCCGTCGTTGAGGGTCATCTGAGATTTGATAGAAGCCACCAGCACACCTCCTTTCAAGGTATAAAAATGCCACCCGCTCCAGATAGCCCCGGAGCGGGTGGGTGAGAAGTGCGTTTATAGGGTTGTTACGTTGGTGGCCTTGCTGATTTTGCCGCGGTGCCGATCTGCGATCATTTGCGCCTTGGCGTTGTTTTCCACCCGGAAAGACAAATGGCCAACTCCGTCATCTTTGAGGTACGTGATGATGAAATAATACTCAATGACTTTGGACTGTTTTTCCTTGGCCCGTCCGCCGACCATTGCGCCCAGCGTACCAAACAGCATGGCTCCGCCAATGGCGCCACCAACGCTGCTCACGTAAGACTTTTGGATTTCAACATCAGAATGTACGGACATGTCGGTAATTTTCGCATACGCCAGCTTGAACTCATTGCCGCCGCCGCTGGCGGTGACAAACTCGTCTCCGAAGTGCAGAACGCAAGTCGTGCCCTGGGCCAACGGCAGCCCGACAGCGTGCTCACCAGACAGCGAGGCCAGCTCGCGTGCCAGGCGCAGCTCCTGCTCGGCCCGTTTAGCTTCCAGTTCGGCTTGCTTTGCAGCCTGTTTCGCAACCTTGCGTTGCTTAGCCTTTTCGCTCTCAGGTCTCAGCATGAAAGCAATGAGGGCAAACGCGATTGTAGCCGCAAGATTTGAGCTGAAAGTCTCTCCGCTATCTGTTGCAGTGATAACACCCCCAATTACAGCAGACAAGCAAAAAAACCAGAAGAAAACCATTCTCGCCGTAATGCGGTTTCCTCCTTTGGCAGACTGCTGCTCTGTTGCTTTCTTTTTAGGCCAAATAAAGAAACCCAGCAGCGCAAATACACAGGCGCACAAAACACCCTCTACCGCCTTGCCCTGCTTGCCCAACGCGAAAAGCACAACAACTGCGCCGAAAAGGAAATAGCCACCTATAATTTTTCGCACCATAATAGTGCCCCCTCCTTGGTAGAATGTGGGGACATTTTACCAAGGAGGTCGCACGGTGTCAAGCGACAAAGCCAAAAATGATAAAATTCTACCGTTTTCGACCTTTGCGGGCCTGGGCCTCCAGCTTGGCGTTCTGCTTGCGCTCCGCCTCACAGCGGGCATCTATGGATGCGATGACAAAGGCGCGCTCCTTGGCGGGGAGGTCAAGAAACTTGGACGGCTCCCAGCCGAATTTTTGCAGACAAAAGTGTGCGTAATTCGCCTCTGGGTCGCCGTCCGCGATTAGTTTTTTGCCTCGTCCACCAGCTCGCTGTCGTTCTTAAAGCCGTTGAGCTGGAACACCTCGGCAACGTAGTCGTCGAACTCGCCGCCGATGAGCAGGGAGCCCAGCAGAGCCTCCGGGGTGACAACGCCCCAGTCATTCTGGAGGGTGGCGTCGTTCAGGTCGGGAAACACGGTACACTTGGCACACACCTTGGCCTGGAAAGCGTAGGTGTCAAGCTGCTGGGTGTACTGGCCCTTTTTGCCGGGCACGGGCACCTGCTTGATACAGGCGCTGCGGATGCGGGCGTACTCCTCGGCGGAAATGCACCGGATTTCCCATTCCACCGGCTCGCCGTCCTCCCCCTTGATACGGGGGGAAGCGGCAAAGCGGGCGTTGCTGATCTGCTCGACGTTGGGCCGCATAAAAGCGGACAGGGTAGTGTTACTCATAAATGGTTTCCTCCTTTAGTTTGTGCCGTCCTTACATGTAGGACGGGTTGGTGTGCTTTTCGGGGCGGGTAAAGCCGTCGCAGTAGCCCTCGATGGACTGCTCCACAAAATCACCCTCGGAGTTGAACATGGACAGCAGCACATCGCCGTCCAGGATGCAGTTGTTGTAGATTTTGGTGCTACGGCCCACGGAGCTGGCGGGGTCGTCGTTGGAGGTCTGGATGTCAAAGGTCGGCATCACACCGGTCTTGATGAACTCCTCCACGATCTCGTCAAAGATTTCCGTGCACTTGTAGATGGTCATGGAGAACGCCAGCGCCACCGTCTGAGGCTTGTGACCCACCACGGGGTTGCCCAGGCGGAACACCTCTTTGGTGTTGACAGAGGCCTTGCCCTCAAACTCCTTGGCCATCAGCATGGAGTAGCGGACGCCGTTTCGTGTCACAAAACACTCCGCATAATTGGCGCTTACAGCGTCCTGAGTATAGTCCAACCCACGCCAAGGCCGCGCTGG